GAATCCACATATGCGTATCATAGAGTTAGCTAGAAATAAAAAAACAAGTATTGAAGAAGCAGCTATAGAAATGGAATTACACTACACCACCGACATATGGTTAACAGAACAAATAGCTCAAGATTTAAAATCATATAAGGAGCAAACAGGTATGATTGAATACTCAGATATGATTTCCAAGTTTGTCGAGGAGGACAAGTGTCCACCACTACACTCCGTTTTCCTCGATGAAGCCCAAGATCTGAGTCCTCTGCAATGGGACATGTTCTTTTACATAGAGAGTAAGTGTGCTCGTTCTTACATTGCAGGGGATGATGATCAAACAATATATTCTTTCCAAGGGGCTTCACCAAAAATATTTATAAATCTAAAAGGAGAGTTTGATCCACAGATACAGTCACGTAGAGTACCAAAAAGTATCCATAAGTTAGCAACTAGTTTATTTCCACACATGAATCATCGTTTAGAGAAAGAATGGAAGCCAACAGATCGTGAGGGATCTGTAGAATTAAATGCAAGATTTTCTGAGCTTTCATTACATAAAGATCATTGGATGATCTTGACTCGAACAAATAAAATGTTAGAAGCTTTACGTGATTATTTATACAGAATGAGTTACAGATTTGAAGCTAAAGCACAAGAACTACTACCTCCTAAAATGTTAAATGCATTTAGAGTTTGGACACGTCTAAACCAAGGTGCCTTTGTAAATAAAGAAGATGTAAAAGATTTATGGGATTACATGACTGTGAAAGATGGTCATCTAACTAGAGGTTTTGCTGGTGGTAAGACACTAGAAAGTATCACATCAATAAATTTAGAGGGACTAAAAGCTAACCACGGGTTGCGAGCGGCGGGGGGCTGGGAGCAGTTAAACTTTCCAGAGTCCAGTAAGTTATATATAAAAAAATTATTAGAGTCAGGCGATAATTTAATGAAACCTGCAAGGATAAGATTATCTACAATACATGGTATGAAAGGTGAAGAAGCTGAAAACGTAGTTTTGTTTACAGACATAGAAAAAATTATTTATGATTCAGCAAGAAGAGATCCTGATCCTGAGCATCGTTTATTCTTTGTAGGTATAACAAGAGCAAAAGAAAACTTATTCGTGTGTAGTCAACATTACGAGTATCAATATAATATAGGAGCACCAATAATATGACAAATAAAGAAGATCTAGAAAGAGCATTTCCACAATCAAGACAGGTAGGAGGTTCACACTATAAATCGTTTCACATACAGCCGTACGAGTTTATTTCTAAAAATAATCTTTCGTTCTTCCAAGGCTGTGTTGTGAAATATGTATGTAGATATTTATCTAAAAATAAGATAGAAGACTTAGAGAAAATAATTCATTATTGTGAATTAGAAATTCTAAAGTTAAGAGATACCAAAAAGAAATAATGTTTACAGTGCAAACAGAGTGGGATTGTCCAGAAGAGTTTCCTGATTTATCGGGCGCAAAATACATAGCGATTGACTTGGAAACAAAAGATCTTGATTTAAAATCAAGAGGATCTGGTGCAATACAAGGAAGAGGTGAGATAGTTGGCATAGCTGTGGCTGTAGATGGTTGGTCTGGTTATTATCCAATAGCACACGAAGGTGGTGGTAATTTAGATAGAAGAATAGTTTTAGAATGGTTTAAAAAAGTTTGTGCAACAGATTCTTACAAGATATTTCACAACGCAATGTATGATGTATGCTGGATTAAAGCGTATGGTATACAAATTAACGGACACATTATGGATACCATGTTAATGGCATCTTTGATTGATGAGAATAGACTTTGGTATACATTGAACAGTATATCTTATGATTATTTAAGAGAAGTAAAAGATGAGAAAACTTTACAACAGGCTGCAGAGTCATGGGGCATAGATCCTAAATCTGAATTGTATAAATTACCTGCAATGTATGTTGGAAATTATGCAGAGCAAGATGCAAAACTTACATTAGAATTATTTAAAGCTTTATCTAGAGAAATACAAAAGAAAAACTTAGTAGAAATATTTGATTTGGAAACACAGTTATTTCCGTGTTTGATTGATATGAAATTTAAAGGCGTGTGTGTGGATATCGAACGTGCTCATAAATTGAAGCAAGAGTTATCACAACAGGAAGAGTTACTCCTATCAGAAGTAAAAAAGCAAACAGGAATAGATGTTCAAATATGGGCAGCAAGATCAATCGCCAAAGTTTTCGACAAGCTGTCTTTAAAATACGATAGAACCGAGAAAACAAACTCACCTTCATTTACAAAAAATTTCCTTTCCACACATAATAATCCTGTAGTTCAAAGTATAGCAAAGGCTAGAGAAATAAACAAGGCACATACAACTTTCATAGATACGATATTAAAGCATCAACATAGAGGCAGAATACATGCAGATATAAACCCTATAAGATCTGATCAAGGTGGTACAGTTACTGGTAGGTTTAGTTATTCTAATCCAAACTTACAACAGATTCCTGCAAGAAATAAAGATCTAGGTCCTATGATTAGATCTTTATTTATACCAGAAAAAAATCACAAGTGGGGTTGTTTTGATTATTCTCAACAAGAGCCAAGATTAGTTGTGCATTACGCAGCGACAACAGAGCCAATATGTTTTGATCCATCTGTAAAAAACATTGTAGAAAAATTTAATGAAGACACTGTGGATTTCCACCAAACTGTAGCTGACATGGCTAACATATCTAGAACACAAGCTAAGACAATTAATTTAGGTCTTTTCTATGGTATGGGTAAAAACAAATTACAAGCAGAATTAGGATTAAGTAAAAAAGAAGAGGCTGAGGATTTGTTTAATCAATATCATGAGAACGTACCTTTTGTTAGGGATTTGATGAATTACACTTCAAGACATGCACAATCCTCTGGATCAATAGGAACTTTGTTAGGTCGTAGATGTAGATTTACTAAATGGGAACCAAACAGATTTGGTATGCATAAACCTATGGATTATGTTGAAGCAGAAAGAACTTATGGTAGAGGACAAATACGTAGAGCTTTTACCTACAAAGCTTTAAATAAATTAATTCAAGGATCAGCAGCTGACATGACGAAAAAAGCTATGCTCGATTTATATAAAGAGGGTATTATACCTCATATACAAATACATGACGAATTAGATATATCTGTCAAAGACGACCAAGAGGCAAAAAGAATAATTGAAATTATGGAAAATGCTGTTAGTCTTGCTGTTCCCAATAAGGTTGATTATGAATTTGGAGAATCTTGGGGTGATATTTATGGATAATTATGGCTTATTTAAACGCAAACATACCTGTAGAATATGCTCAAATAAGGAGAGAATATTTATATGATCTTAAAAGTCATCATGGCGAAGTTGAAGACTGTATTATTTTCGGCATTAGTTCAATCACTGGTAAATCGCTTTTGTTCCATGCGATTATGGAAAACGGTGCGATCTTTTATAGACTCCCAATTACAGCGTTTATACAACGCGGTTTTAAACCTGCCGATGTACCTAGGCGTAGACTGGACGAGCTTCAGCTTTGGAATTGTTTCAGTTATTATCCTTCTGTTCATTCTTGGGATATTTTAGAAGCACAAGCTGGTAAATACATAGGAAAAGACAAGAAATGGCATCACGGTAAATATCTATTTACAGTTGACTTTGCTCACCCAGAGCCTAATATACTGGATACGGACCATTCGGAGATACCGCACGAGCACAAATGTGCTCACATCATAGCCCTAGATGATGGGAACTATGCAGCACAACCAAACAATAGATGTATCTGGGATATACCTTCTTTTACAGTAAAGAATAATACTCCGGATTGGAAAGTGCAAACATCTGAGTGGAACGTAGAAAACACAAGTAAATGGAAGACAGCTGATACAGATGACTTCTTTTACGAAATTGAGGAGAAAAAACATGATTGAGAAAATTAAAAAAGCTTGGAAAAAAATTACAGGTTGGATTGTAGCTCAATACAATAAGTTTTTACCAAAGTAATTTATGGCCCTAAAAATTTCTGAATCCGCAGCTGTG